CAGATCGGCAGGCGTGTTGTACTGCAGATAGCCACCTGAGGTGTAGGGCTTGAACGCGGAAGCGTTGACGTCGTTGAACTCGATCGTGTTGGCGTCGATCACCGTAACTTGGTGATACTCGTCGTCGCGGATCCGCGAGGGGTCGGCGACATTCATCTCGACCATGCCTTTGACGCCCGACACAGCGGCGCGCCACCCGGCAGGGATGCCATGCCCGGTGACTGTCATCCGCACCGGTGCCGTCTGCGAGATGGCGGTGATCGCTTTGTAGATGATCGCACTGGTCTCCCAGCGGACGACCAGCGGGCCGAAGGTCTTGCCGCGAGTAAATTCGAGAAGAGGGGCTGTCATCACAGACCCCTGTACATCACGGTGCGAGGCTTGTGCTTGTAGCGCTCTGCCTCAGCCCGGGCGATCGAGCAGTAGCCTTCGAACATTGCCTTGCATGTTTCGGAGGCTGACTTGTCGAAGGTGTCGGAGTCCTGCTTTGCGTAGGCCAAGTGCTTCATCCAGTACAGGAGGGATAAGTGGTGGTCCTGCTCGACATCGTCAAGCTTCTGGGACCGTGACGTCAGGTTCTCGAGCGGGAGACGGTGGATCGTGAAGTTCGCCACATCGTCTGCCTCGGGCACCTTGACCCAGCGGATGACGTTGCGCTGCATGCCGACGACGCCGAAGTCGACCGGACCTGTCGTCGAGTCCAACTTCATTGTGATGCGACGCCCGTAGTCGTTCGTCGATCTCCGGGCGATGTCGGTGTAATTGATGATGTCGATCCCTTCACCGTCGCTCGCCCTGAAGGCAGCGTTGATGGTGAGAATCGATGGGTGGAGCTCGCCAATCGGCTCGCCCGCGATGATCTGCGCCTCGCTCGCGACAGAGGTGAAGTCCGCGATCCCGCCTGTCAGCCGCACGAACATCCGGTAAGCGGCGTCGAGGTAGCGCCAGACCTCCGCGTCAGTCCAGAGATAGGGGTGGGAGGTGTCAACTACATCATCGCGGAACGCATCGAAGAGTTCACCGGCATCCACTTAGATCGCCGCCTTCTCTCTGAGGCTGAACCACAGCTCTCCGATCTCTGCTCGCTCGACGTTGAAGCCGACGATGGTCTTGACCGCATGCACCGTTGGGATACCCTGGGCGGTGAAGTCCTTGGAGTCGTTGCGCTTGATGATCTGTTCGAAGGCAGCTGTCAGCAGCACTTCGCGGTCGCTGGCAGCGAGATCGGCAGGAACCTCGGCGACGAGCTTCGAAGGTTCGATCGGATCCACCCACACCCCGTCGACACGCTCGGCACCGTATTGCGTAGCTTCCTGCTCGAGGACGGGCGGGACATTGACTGGCACACCTTTCTCGAAGGCGATGCTGTGGCCGGAGGTGGAACGAAGCGTGAAGTCGCGGTTGAGTACGTAGAGCGGCATGAGAATCCCCTGGTAGAAAAGAGGGGGAGAGGTGATCACCTCTCCCCAAGACCCTGCTTAGTTCGGCACCGTCTCGTTCGCCCTGTCGCGGATCGTGTAGAGCACTCGCAAGGTGATCTTGCCAGCCGTCGCCGTAGCGACCGTCGGCGTGACGGTCAGGCGGATGTTCTCGCCGAGACCCACGTAACCGGTCGGAACGAGCGCCGTACGAGCCGCCGTCGTCTTGTCAGTCGTGCCCAGATAGCGGGCATCGTTGGCCGAGTCGCCAACTTTGACGTTGTAGGCGGTCGAGCCGGTGAAAGCCGTCTCCGTGACAATGTCACCGCCGATGACCACCGCGTTTGGCGGCAGGTTGATGACGTCGAAGACGTGTGCGGCGACGGTGGCGAAGGCGTCAGCCGTACCACTGGTGTTCTTCATCGTGTCACCGATGCTGAAGGTGAATTCGCCGACGAGAGGCCATTGAGCGCCGCGTGTTGCGTTAAGAGCTGCCATGTTTCTTCTTCCTTTCTAGTGAAGATCGCCCCGACCTTTCGGTCGGGGCATCTGAATTACATCGCCACGTAGCAGGAGATGACGCCGTGGTCTTCCACGGTGCCGCCGCTGTACTGGGTGGTGAACTGGGGCTTCAGGAAGCCGAACATCTTGGCGACCGATACCGCCTGCTGGTTGCCGAAGTCGAACTCCTTCTCATTCCATTCGGCCTCGCCGATGTCGGCGAAGCCCAGCGCCTGCGCGCCGCAGAAGAGAACCTGACAACCGTCGACGTTCGAGCCGGAACCCCACTTGTTGGTACCCGATACGGACTGGCGGGTGTTCGGGACATGGCGGAACTCGTGCAGCATGATGCCGTCGATCTTGACGCTGTTGCCGCCGGCGAACAGCTGGTTCTTGTCGCCGCGCTCCTGGCCGTAGCGGAGGTTGTCGCGGAAGATCGGATCGAGCTTGAGCTTCATCATCGCCTGCGGGCAGAGGAAGGCGTGGTAGGTCTCGTTGCCACCCTCGCCGCCGGTGCCGCGGATATAGTTCTCCTTGGCGTAGGCCTTGAGCTGAACGAAGGTCTCCCAGGTCGGGGTGTCGGTCGCCACGACGCCGCTGGTCGCGCCACCCAGGACGAGCGTCTTCGTAGCCGAGGTACCGTCCCAACGGAAGACACGCTTGCTCGAAGGAGCCTTGACGTCGGCGTTGAACTCGAGGTTCTGGAGGTCTGAGCCGATGCGCGTAACACCGGCGGCAGAGTTCTTGTACTTGTAGTCGATACCTGCCAAGGTCAGGAAGGCCAACTGGTCGAGGCGATCAGCCGCCCAGTACGCCAGCTTGTCGCGAGCGTTCTCGCGGAACTTGACGATGGACTTCTGCTCGGCAACCTTACCTTCGTGCTTCTGGGCACTCCGCAGCTGGTCGATGCGGATGACCTGGTCGTAGGCCTTGCCGATTTCCTCGTTGCCCTCCAGCGTGCGGTCGCCGGCGACACCATCGCCTTCGAGATCCGCCAGCAGCGTGATGACGGCGCGTGCGCCGCGCTTGGTCTGACTCAGCTCGGTAATGCGCTGAATCATGGCATCCTGGCCTTCGCCCATGAACTTGTTGGTGAAGCTGAGATTGCGAGCCTGCTTCCAGAAATCGAGGCTCCATGCGGTCTTCTGCTCGGACGTGAGCAGGGTAAAGTTGGTTGTGGCCATTGTGGCTCCTATCAGTGACGTTCGAAGGGTTTTCTGACGCACTCTCGTGGCGTCTCGCGGTGCCTATGTCGCTGGCAACTTGCGAACTCTTCGATCGGTGACGGGAACGGGCCGGCTACCTGGACTGGTAGCTAAGTTGCTGAGATATCGTCTTCAGCCCCACGACGGGTAGATCATGTGCTTCGCTCGGCGGTTTTCTGTGCCGCCGAGCTGGGCAGGGTCACAACATGCGTGATACACGCATTCTGACAGAGTGCTTCAGATCACACAAGCATAATCTAGCACTTCGGCGGCTTCACAGGCTTCTTCGACTTGACGATTTGATTGACCACTTGATTACCTCCTTTCTGTTCAGGTTGAGATTCTCACAGCGTGTCGCCACGCAGTCGCGAGCGGGTGCTCGCCGGGAGTGCGGCATACTCCTCCGGCGACATCTTGCGGATGTCGGGAAGAGCAATCTGACCGGCCTTGTCGGAGTCCAGGCCCACATTGCGCAGCGCCGCGGGCTGGCTCTGCTTCACGGCGAGGTTCTTCTCGACGGCAGCCGCCTTGCGCTCACCCTGCACCTTCGAGAGACCTTTCGGAGCCGCGTCTTCGGGAGCGGACTTGGGTCCGAACTTCTCGATGATGCTCAACGCCGCTTTGTTCAGAGCCCGCGACGGGGAGAGCGTCTCCGTCCGCATCAGGCGCTGCTGCTCGGCCAGGACGAAGTTCGTCAGCGCCTCGTTGTACTCCTCGCTGTCCGGGTTCAGCACCGGGTGGTCAGCTTCGAGCTTGGCGATGGACAGCTCGACGCGCTCGCTTTCGAGCGTCTGCGCGGTCGCCGTACGGGACTCCTGGCGCATCTCGGCGCGGATGATCTCGCGCTCGGCGATACGAATCTGGCGCATGACAGCACTGGCCTTCTCCTGGTCGCCATCGAGCAGGTAGCTGGTGTGCTTGGCTTCAAGTTCGGCGATCTGCTGCTCGATGGTGTCGATCTGGTCGACCTGCGCGGCCTGTTCCTTACGCTGACCAATCTGGGCTTCGAGGGCAGCAACCCGCTGCTCGGCAGCTTCGCGGGCGGCGCGCTCCTTGCCGACAGCCTGATCGAAGCGCTCCTTCGGGATCCCCTTACCGGTGAACTTCCCTTTCTCGTCGCGAGGCGTCTCGACTTCAGGTGTCTCGGTCTCAGGAGTCTCTACCTCCGGGGTTTCAACCTCGGGGGCTTCAGTTTCCGGCGTCTCGACGGTGGTCGTAGTCTCGACCTCATCGGCTTCGTCGACTTCATTGTCAACGAAAATGTCACCACGATCGATGGAGTCTTGTACGCTCATTGCGAGTCCTCATTGGTGAGGGCCAGGACGACTGCCCTGAACAGGATGTTCACCGACGTATCGCCATGGGGCACGCTCTGAATGGCAATGTTGTCCCGAACCAGATCAAGACACATGTCTTTGACGTCTTGTGAGGTGTCCTTCCACGGAACGGCGGAGGTGTCGTGGACCATCTTGTCGTACTCCAGGCACACCTCGTAGGCGATCCGGGCAATCTCCTTCTCAGTCATTCACTACTCCTTACAGGGTCGATTCGGCGGGTTGTTGTGTGCTCTCGCGGAGAGCTTGTGCACGCTGAGTGGCCGCCGCCTGCTCAGCCTGCTGCTGCTTGATAGCGGCGTCGTGCGCCGCCTGCTGGTTCTTGATCTGCATGTCCTGGGCGTGGGCTTCGCGCTGGAGCATGAGCTTCTGCTCCAGTTCGTCCTTCTTAAGCTGCAGCTCCTCCCGCTTGGCCTGCAGCTCCATGGCGAGCCGCTCGCGGTCCATCTCGAGCTGGGCCTGCATCTTCTGCAGCTCGAGGTTGTCGCCACCCTGGGCCTCGGCACCCTCCTTCTGTGCCCTGGCTGACTTGAGGCTGGCATCGGCGTGCTTGTTGGCGACGTCCGCTTCGAGACCGGCGACGGTAGCTTCCTGCTCGCGCTGCTGCAGGGCCTTAGCCGCCTGCGCCTCGGGTGAGGTCCGGTCACCCTCCATCTGCTTGAGGATCTCCGAGCGCCGCATGAGCCGGCTGTTCTCGATGAGCACGCTGTCCGGGATGGGCACACCCAGCTCCTTGAGCGCCCGGGCCTGCTCGAACTGCGAGTCTTCGAGGCTGGCGCGGAACGGCGAGCTGGTGACGACGAGGTCGAACTCGCCGAGTGTCAGGTCGTTCGTGATCTCGCCGGTCTCGGGGTCCA